GGCGATGGTGGCGACGTCCCGCGAATAGCGGTTGGGGGCTTCGTACTTCAACAGGTCGCCGAGGTTGTTTTGTTCGGTGATGGAGGTCATGGTTCAGTCCTTTCTGGGTCTGGTGCGTCAGGCCTGGGCCGTGAGTTTTTTGACGGCGGCCACGATCGGCGAGGCCTCCGGGCGGTCGAGGTTTTGGGTGCCGGCATCCACGGTGATGGTCGAGCGGATGTCATCGGCCTCAGACCGTGCCGCTCGGGCATCGATCAGTACGCGCCGCACATCAGCTTCGGTCTTGCCCGTGGCGATGAACTCGGCCGCGCGGTCGGGGCAGCCGGCCAGCAGACAAACCTCGGCGATGGCCTGGGCAGCCTGGGTCACTTCGCGACGGGCTACAGCGACCAGCACGGCGGCTTCGTCGGTGCTGATGGTGTCGTTAGGCTCGATCACTTTCTCTTCTTCATTCATGGTCATTTCCTTCTTCAAGGGTGCCGCCTCAGCACGGATGACGCCCCGCACCTGAGACGGCGGATGGTTACGGGCGTTGAGATACGAGTGGAATTCGCTGAGGGTGGCCTCCAACGTCTGGAGTCCATCCGCCAGTCCTTGGGCCACAGCATTGCTGCCGAAGAAGAGTCCAGCCTCGGTGGCGCGCACGGCATCGAGATCAAGGCCGCGCATGACGGCCACGTGCTCGGTGAAGATGGCGTAGAGTCGATCGACTTCCCCTTGCAGTTCGGTCTTAGCCGCATCCGACAGCGGCTCATGCGGCGAGTAGTCGTTCTTGTGGGCGCCAGCCGTGATCGCGGTGTAGTGGTAGCCGTCCTTGGCATCCTTGACCGACTGATCCACATGCAGGGCAATCACGCCGATGGAGCCGACGCCTCCCGTTTCTGTCACGAACAAGCGTTGAGCGCTGGCGGCAATCGCATACGCTGCTGAGTACGCGGCATCGTTGGCCACTGCCCAGACGGGCTTCTGGGCGGCCACTTCGCGCACCCTGCGGGCCAACTCGAAACTGCCCGAGGCCTCGCCACCGGGCGAGTCGATGTCAAGCAGGATGCCGCTGACCTGGGGATCAGCCAAGGCAGCATCCAACATCGCGGCGATCTCGCCGTAGGACGTCAGGCCTGAGGCGGCTTCCATGCCCAGCGAGCGCTTGACCAGCGAGCCGTGGATCGGGATCACCGCAATCCCATCGGGAGCAGTGGCTGCAGGTGGTCGTTGGTACATGGTCATGTCCATTACTGGCATGGCCGGAACATCGGCCATACCGATGCGCTGCCCGACCACGGAGAGAATCACGTCCAGCTTGGGTCGGTGAATCAGCAGGGGCGTCCCGAACAGGCGGGAGGCAAGGTAAGTCATGGTTGGGTGTCCTGGTTGTTGGGTGACGCACCGCCAGACTCAGCAGTCTGTGATTCGTCAGTCTGTGGATCGCTTGGCTCTGTCGACACTGCAGCCAGCGCTTGGTCATGCCGGGCATCGGAGTCAAAGACCAAGCCCAGTGCATCGGCCCGGGCGTTATCGGCTGCGATCTCACGGTCCACGTCTTCGGCGTCGTAGCCGTTGCCGGAGATGGCCTCGGATCGGCTCATGAGGCCGGCACGAATAGCGAGCTTCATGGCGTTGTATTCCTTTTGCGGATCGACCCAGCTCCAACCCTGTGGAATCCACTTGGCGGCCTGGTACTGCCGCTTCTCTTTTCGGTAACCAGGCAAGTCCAGTGCCCCTTCCAGCACTGCCTGGTCCATCCAGGCCCGCCAGATCGGGCGACACAGTTGGTGCACGATCACACCGTGCTGCAGGGCTTCGCACCGACGCCTGAACTCCAGCAGGCCCGCCCGGATGGACGAGTAGTTCACTTGCGTGAGATCCCCAGTGAGCATCTCGTAGGTGATGCCCATGGCAGCGGCCACCGCGCGAAATTGCTGGCGCATGAACTCTGCGTAGGAACTGCCAACGTCCGCCGGCGCGGAGAACTTGATATCTTCGCCAGGCTCCAGGATCTGCAGCGTGCCGGGTTCCATACCGGCCAAGGCGACACCATTGGCATCGGCCGCCGACTCGCCCATCAGGTTGTCTTCTGGGGCCATGCGGGTGATGAAGCCCGCGAACATGGCCGCCGTCTTCTTGCGGACCAGTTCCGCGTCGTCGTACTGGTCGAGCTCGTTGAGTTTGACCAATGCCCGCGTCAGCCAAGGCTCGCCTCTTATCTGCCCTGGTCGCAATGGGCGGAACAGGTGAATCACTTCGCTGGCATCCACCCGCACGGTGTCCATCCCACCCTGGCTGGACATCGGCGCCAACAAACCGTCGTTGGGATGCGAGCGGTACAGGTGGTACGCCACCCGGCGACCCAAGCGGTCGAACTCGATGCCGGCACGGATCACATTGCCACCGGACAGATCCCGGTTCAATGTGGTGGGCAAGTGTTCCGCTTCCAGCACCTGGATCTGCAGGGCCACCGGCAGACCATCTTCGGTGCGGCGGTAGCGCAGCCGAATCAGAGCCTCGCCGCCTTCGAGCATGGCGCGAGTGGCCAGTGCCTGCAGACCGTAGAAGTCCGTCAATCCGGCGGCATCGGCCTGTTCACACCAGTCCCACCACAGGCTGTGAATGGCTTCACGGGTTGCTTGGTCTTGCACCATGCTCTGCGGCTTGATGCCGGTACCGATCGCGTTGGCCACGAAGGCTTCGATGCCAGCCGCTGCCCAGGCGTTGCGGCGCACCAGGTCACGACTCTTGGCACGCAGTTCGTCTTGGGCCAGCGAGAGCGCCGCGACTGCACCCGGGTTACTGGGCATCCAGGCCAGGGCACGGCGACCACCGCCGGTTCCGTCATAGACCGGCGTGCCGCCGAACATGCGGCGACGAAGGTTTTTGAGCCAGGCCATCAGAGCGCCTTGCCGGTGGTCACGCGGATCTGACGTGACTTTGGTGCGCCGGACTCTCGGGCCATCGTGGCCTCGACCTCGGCGATCGCGGCCTTGAGATCAGCCACGCTGCGGTATTCGATGCTCTTGCCCTCGTAGGTCACGCGGTGCTCGCCGCTGGCCAAGGCTTCACGCAAGGCCTGCAGATGTTCGGGGGTGTAGGTCATGTCAGGTCATCCATCGGCTGCGCACCACACGCCGCGCAGGCGCTGAGGCGTTGCCAGAAATACTGAGGCCACCGTCAAACTTCTGTTCTCGGGTGGCCTCGGGGGTGTCAGTAGTGATGGCGTAGGCTGGGGGATCAATTCCTGCCGATTTCTCGCCCAGTTGTTTTTCCAATTCGAGCCAGTGACGGTCCTCGAACCGGTCCAGTCCGGCCGCTGCAGCCGCCGCACGCGCATACACGTAGCAGTCCAGCGCCTCGTTGCGCTCGCGCATCTTTTGCCACTCGCGGTGGGCAAATCCATTGCGGTCACGCCGGGTGATCAACTGCTCAGCACAGAGCTGTTGCAGGTACTCGGCATCGACCTTGGGCAGGTGAACGTAGCCCGCAGGGTAGAGGGTAGTCACGCCGTCCTCAGCCACCTCCGCGCTCTTGCGCAGGTTGTTGTAGAACTCCAGCTTGGCAATGCCGCCGGCCACCGGGAACACCTTGATCCCCCGGCGCAGCTTCTTGCCACTGGCTGTAGCGTCAACTGCCGTTGGCGTGCCGATCAGTGCCGCACCACCAGCTATGCCCTTGATGGGCATGAGTCGGGCATCGCGCACGCTGCGCACGAAGGCATAGGCTTCCTGCGTGGCGTAACCGGTATCCAGAGCAATCCTCGCCAAGCTCAGCTGGCAACCGCTGCTGTGGGTCCAGGTTTCGCCCATCAGCTTAGCGAGAGCCGACCAGACCTCGGTGCGAGCGGTGTCCCCCATCAGCACCCGGTGCTCCACCAGCCAAGATGCCTTGCCCCGCCCAAAAGCCCAGACCGAGACCTCGATCCGATCCTTCTGGACGTCAGCGCCAGCTGTGAGCAGCAAGCCGCCCGCGGGCACGGTGCCGACGCGGTAATCCTCACGCCGTTCCAGCAGGCGCTGCCAATCCGGCGCTTCGCCTTCCTCGACCCAGGTCTCACCCAGTTCGGTGTTCTTGAAGGTCTTGATCGCGGAGGCCGAACGGGTGTCGGACATCGCCGCCGATTCCCACGCCCGGGCGATCTCGATCCAGCTGCGCCAGCCGACGGGGCTGTAGAGGCTGGAAAGATGGAATCCGGCCGTACGGCCGGCGTTTTCTGGGGCGCAGGCCTGCCACTGGCCGTTCTCCAGCATCCAGGTCTTGTGGTGCTCGGCGATGGGTTCGCCACAGGCCTCGCAGATGTAGGCCGCCGTCTCTGGCTGACCGCGCTCCCAACGCAGTTGCTCGAAGCGCAGCCACTGGCGGTGCGTGCAGTGCGGGCACGGCACGAAGTAGCGGCGTTGGTCCGAGGCTTCGAACTCCCGATCCACCGCGCTGGCCCCGGCAATCGTCGGGGTCGAGACGATCAAGATCTTGCGCCGGGCAAAGGTGCGGGTGCGCGCTTCGGCCAGCGAAATCGCATCGCCTTCGCCCTCGACATCGAGCGGATAGCCATCCACCTCGTCCAGGAACAGGTAGCGCACCGGCATCGAGCGCAGGCCCACCGCGCTGTTGGCGCCGGTCATCACCAGCACCCCGCCATGAAACTCCTTGGCCAGGATGGTGTTGCCCGAATCGCGACTGCGCGCAGGGGCAATGCGCTCCTGGATGGCGGGGCTTTCTTCGATCAGCGCGTCAATCCGCTGCTTGGAGGCCCGCTTGGCCATTTCGACTGTCGGCCACACCGCCATCATTGGACCCGGTGCGTGGTGGATCACGTAGCCGACCCAGTTCAAGCCCAGCTCGGTGTTGTGTGTTGGAATCCAACTGCGCCCACATAGATACAGATGGTTTGCTGCTTCAACCGAGATACAGCGAACAGGTACTGAATCAACTGGTCGGATGGCAACGATAGCGCGTCGACGCGATTTGTAAGGACGGCCATTCTCAATGGAGCGCATCCGGGCTACCTTGCGCGCCAATCGAAACATTGGCTCTTCCCGATAGGCTGTCCATGAAATCCGCCATGTGGCTTGCTGTTCCATTTCGCGGCCAAGGATCACCCTTCGAATGCCTGGTGCGTTGTAAAGCGAGGGTTTGTATCCCAGGCTACGCAGCAACTCCAACATGCCATCAATCAGGACCTTGTCGGAATTTCCAAATTCGCAGCGTTTGCCGTCAGCACCAATCGTGCCGTCGCTGTCCATTAGGCCGCGCACCAGCTCGAGTCGCTGCTGGCGTGAGCCACGCAGATACGCTGCAGGGATATGTTTGTTGCTCAGTAGATCCAGTTGGCGCAGCCTGACAGAGAAGATCGAGGCACCGCAACTTGCGACTGGCTGGCCCTGCTCGTCCAGCGTTTTGAAAGTTGGGTCAATCACGACGTTGGCGCACTTACCTTTGCGCCAGTGCGGCAGACGAAACACAGCCTTGACGCCACAATCTTGTAGGTGCTCGACAACGTCGCGATCGTCCTCATGCACGCTGAGGTGATTCATCCATGACGAACCGTCCCCTAGCCACAGCCCCAACACATAAGGGTGGATCGGCAAAATCCGATCAGGCAGATCAACTGGTTCACAGGTTTCGATTGCATACCGCCAGCGCTTGCCGCCCGCCCAACGCTCATTGCCAACCATGTCCGCTGTGGTCACCGTTTTGCGCTTTGGACCATGGTGACTGGATTCCAGTACCGACCAGCGATGAGGTGCATCCGTCACGATCACTTCCCCATCATCAAATTCGACGGCGTAGCACTGCCGACCATTTATGACTGGCGAAACGCCTGTCACCCGTGTCGGCAAACCATCATCGGCAAACACATAGTCGCCAACAGCGATTTCCTCCATGGTGGTCCAACCAGCAGGCGTTGGAATCGGAGTATCCAGCGCAAGTGGACCACCAACCTGCGCCCCCTTCATGAACACCACCCGCTCGATCGGCGACATCGGGGACAGGCAATCCATGATCTCCCGCAGATAAGGCGTGCGGCTGGTGCGCCAGCGGCCAGGCTCCGAGGCCGCTTTGCTGGAGAGCACCCGGTGCTTGTCGGCCCACTCCGACACCGTAAGCAGCGGATCGGGCGTGAGGCCTTCACGCCAGGCACGCTCGATTGCGTCCCAGCCTTCGTAGTAGAGCTCGTCCATGTTCAATCTACCTTGGGCTGCAAGTCGCCCAGGTCTTGCAGCTGTTGGCGCACAGCGGCATCCAGCGCCACATGCAGCACATGGGGATCCACACCCAGGCCTGCGGCCATCTGCGCCGAGATCCGCGCTGGCCAGTTCAACCAGGCATCGCGCTCGGCCCGAGCCAACTTGAACACGTGGGCCACGGCCTGCGAACGATCGACCAGCTCGCCCTTGAGGCGGGCCAGGCGGACTTTGTTGGTCTGCGCCTTGACGACTTCATTGACGGTGCGCGCCTGCAACAGCGACGTACCGCCGGTAGAGAGCGCCGGCGTCGGTGGTTCAGCGACATCACGCTGCGGACGGCTGCTGGCAAATGCGGACGCTTGCGGAATCGTGCGGGCTGCTGCGGCAGGCTGCGGTACTTCACTAGGTTCTGCAGCTACTGACCGTCGGGTCGGTGTGGTGTTGGCTGCCCACTGGGCATCGGCCGCCACCGGATCAATCGTGCCGTCCGGTAAGGGCGTGATGCGCCCCGTGTCGATGGCCTTTTTGACGGCCACGTGCGACACACCTCGGTGGCGCGCGTAGGCGCGAATGGACAGTCCCATGGTGAAGATCTACTCAGTGCAAGTGGGTGGCCTCCTGGATGCGGTTTTTCATGCAAAGGCGAGTGAATCACCCGGAATTAAAAAGCGCTTGGCTTCTGTGGCGCACAGCGCGTGAATGCGGATGTCGATTGACAAGCAACCCACCACCAAGGAGCCCCCAATGGCCAAGAAGACATCTCCCACCGCACTGTCCCCCGACGAGATCGAACTGTTGTTCGAATCGATTGCCCTGGACCACCTGTTCATCGAAACCCTGCAAACCCGCCACCGCGACAGCCTGGATTTCCACGATGTCAGCGTCTGGGGCGTCAAGAGCGCCTTGCAAGCCGCGTTTGACGCTGGCCTGCGGGCAGCAGGAGGTACGCCCAAGCAGCCGGTGCATCGCAGCCGCAAAGCCAACGGAATCCACCCCACCAACGGCAGCTCAGTCGCCTTGCAAGCGTGAGGCAGCCATGGCCACCACACTCAACCCCAACCAGCAGGTCATCCTGGAGCGCGCCGTCCAGGACAGCGCCGGCAAGATCGTCTGGTTCCCCGAGCACATCAAGGGCGGTGCCCGCGCCAAGGTGCTCGAAGGTCTGTTCAAACGCGCCCTGATCACGCCCGACGGCGATGACTGGGTGGTCGCTGCCGAGGGCTACGATGCCCTGGGTCTACCCCGGCCGGGTGCGTTGCCGCCAACGATCACGTTGGACGATCCAGAGCTGGAAGCCGCTGTGGAATGCGCCGAGGCAACTTGGCAGGCACCGGTCAAACAGAAGACTGCTCGTACCCGTGCCGACAGCAAGCAAGCCCTGGTGATTGGTCTGCTGCAACGTCCCGAGGGCGCCACCATCGCGCAGATCATGGAGGCCACGGGCTGGCAACAGCACACGGTGCGCGGCACCCTCGCAGGCACCCTCAAGAAGCGCCTGGGCCTGACCATCAACTCCAGCAAAGAGACCGGTGGTCAACGCGTGTACCGCATTGAATCTGTTGCCGCCAAACCGGAGTCCGCATGAATGCCACCCCAAGTACCGAACCGACCAAACCAGAAAGGCCAGCCATGCCCAGCATGACCATCACCATTGAACGCAGACCGATGACTCTCCAGTGGGAGGGCCAGAAGATCCAGGTCGAGCAACTCGGCATTCGGCTGCCGTTTGCGCGCAAGCCAGCGGACTTGAAGGACATGAGCGCCAGCGGCGACTACGTGGTCTATGTCACCGAGACCCGGACCATGACCCCCGAAGAATTCGATGGCTTCGCCGCCAACTTGCTGGCATCACGCGACTGGCTGGCCGGCAAGGGAGGGCATGTGGGTCAGGGACGCCTATGCGTCGAAGTCCACGCCCCCGGTCGCCCGTATCTGTATGTCGATCCGTCCGGCGCGGACTATGCGCGCTACGCAGCCAGGATTGGATAGTGGCTCCGCCGCCACGCTCTGCATCTTCTTCGGGTGAAGCCTTGGCTTTCTGATTGAACAGCGCGTCAATGGGGTCATCGCAAAACGATTGAACGGAGCCCCACCATGACACTCGACCTCGACACCCTGATGCGCCAGATGGCAGAGCAAAAGGCCAAAGACGCCTTGCTCACCGCCCGCTCCACCTTGGAGCGCAGCTTGCGTGAACTGGACCAGTACATCGAACGGCTCGATGCTGCCGAGACGCCCCAGGAAAAATCGCAGGTGATGAACTGGGCACTGAACGCCCTGGCCTGCAACATCACGCCCAATCTGCGCCTGGATCTGATTGCTAACGCCCAGGCTGAATTGGCCAGCGTCGCGAAATGATCACGGCCGCCGAGAATATTCGAGAAAGCCTTGGCTTCGTGATGGAACAGCGCGTGAATGGAGTCATCGCCAACACAGACACGGAGCCCACGATGACCACCACACAGCAAGCACAGATCCCCGCCTCCATGAACGAAGCCTGGGGCTTTTGGGGATCGATGAATGAACGAGCCGCAGCCGCCTGGCCGATCGCGATGACCGCGATCTCAGACGCCACCTACCAGCCCCTTGAATCGGTGTGCACCTTCCTCGACAGCCGCCACGGTCGCCACTTTGCCGATGACGTGCTGAACGAACTGCACGCTGGCGCCAACCTGAAGGACGCGATCCATACCGCCACCCAACGCTGGATGGGCTGGACCATCGGGCGCCAGACCAGCAAGCAGCACGGCATCCCCAAGGGCCTGCCTTACCTCACCGGGTTCGTGATTCACTGCGAGATCGTCGAAGAGGCCATGGCCGACTGAGACAATCAAAGGTTCCTTTTTGGTCCTTTATGGGCTATCATGGATCTACTCAAAGGAGATTGATATGGCCGTCAACGTCAAACTGCCCGAAGCCTTGGTGGAGACCGCCAAGCACTACGGCAACATCGAGCACCGTTCGGTGCCCAAGCAGATCGAGTACTGGTCTCAAATTGGCAAGATCGCCGCAGAAAACCCTGATCTGCCCTTTAGCGTCATCCGCGACATCCTGATCGCTGACCAGGAAGAGCCCGTGGGTGAATACCAGTTCGGCTGATGCGCATCCTTGTCACCCCGACCTTCGAGCGCGCCGTCAAAAAGCTGCACAAGCAGCAAAAGGCCGCGCTTGACGAAGCGGTGCGAGCCGTCGCCAGCCACCCCGACGTTGGTGAAACCAAGGTCGGTGATCTGGCCGGCGTGCAGGTCTACAAGTTCCGTATGGGCACCCTGCTGTGCCTGCTCGCCTACCGCGTCCTGGATGAGAACACGCTGAAGTTGTTGATGGTCGGTCCGCACGAGAATTTCTACCGCGACCTCAAACGCACGGAGCATTGACATGGACTCAGGAGGCGAACAATGCCTCCTGACCTTGGCGATGCAAAACGCTATCCAGCGCGAACTCGAATTTCGCATCCTCAAAGTAGCGGGATTTCACGCCGCCCTCGCCATAGCGAACCCCTGGCACTCGGATCGCAATGCAGTCATTGCGTGAATCCGCCAAGGCATAGTAGGCAATCAGCCGGCGATCCAGGGCGACCAATGCCAGCACATCAAAGTCATCGTTACCGTACCGCCGTCGCCCGCCCTTGCCAGCTCGACGGGTATGAAACACATACAGCGGCGAGCCGCGATTGAGTGAGTCGGGCGTCTTGGGCATCTTGGTGGATTTCACCTGAACACGGATCACTCGCTGGCCGATATCGACCGCAATATCATACGGAACGCCTTGTGAGGTCGGATACGCCACCCAGCCATTGAGCAGCAAGTCGGCCATCACCAAATACTCACCCGCTCGGCCAACCTCCATCTCGGCGCTGACCCGCAGGCTGTGGTGCCGAACCTCCGAACGTTCAGCGCTCAAGACATCTTTTTCGGGCTCAGCCACATCCAGAAAGCTGAGCTGCCTGATCACGCCGGAGCCTCTTGAATCGTCACTTCGTCGAAGACGCGATGGCCATCCTCAGAGATGGCCTTGCCACCGCTGAATTCCTGCCAACGGCGAACAATGACGTCGCAGTACTTCGGGTCCAACTCCATCATGAAGCAGCGGCGCCCGGCCTTCTCGGCAGCGATCAAGGTGCTGCCTGAACCACCGAAGCAATCCAGCACCACGTCGCCCGGACGACTTGAATTGCGGATTGAACGCTCCATGAGTTCGACCGGCTTCATCGTGGGATGCAGATCGTTGCGGGCAGGCTTCTTGATATTCCAGACGTCCCCTTGATCGCGATCGCCACACCAATGCCGACTGCTGCCCTCCGGCCAGCCATAAAGGATCGGTTCGTATTGGCGTTGGTAGTCCGCTCTGCCCAGGGTAAAGGTGTGCTTGGCCCAGATGATGAACGTCGACCACTTGCCACCAGCGGCGCGAAATGCGGCCTGCAGCGTGTCAAGTTCGCTGGAAGACATTGCGATGTAGACCGCGCCATCGCAATGGGGCAGCATCAGCGATAGCGCATCGAAGACGAAGTCATAAAAGCCTTCGCCCAAGTTGTCGTTCAGAATTGGTCGGTGTTTGCCACGCAGCTTGTCTTTCGCGCTATTGGCATAGTTGACGTTGTAGGGCAAGTCGCTCCAGATCATCTGTACGCGTTGCCCGGCGAGCAACTGCTCGTAGCTGGCTGGCTGCGTGGCATCACCGCAAACCAGTCGGTGTTCGCCGAGGATCCACACGTCACCGGGTCGGCTGATGGGTGTCTCGCTCAGTTCTGGAACCGCGTCCTCGTCCGTGTTGCCATCGACCGTGGTCTCCTCACCGGCCATGATTTCTGCCAGGGCGTCGTGATCGAAGCCGGTGATGTCCAGGTTGAAGCCATCTTCCTGCAAGGACTGCAGCTCGATGCGCAACATGGTGTCGTCCCAGCCGGCGTTCTCCGCGATGCGGTTGTCCGCAATGATGAGCGCGCGGCGCTGGGTCGGGGTCAGGTGATCGAGCACGACCACCGGTACGCTGTCCAAGCCCAGCTTCTGGGCAGCCGCCAATCTTCCATGACCGGCGACGATCACGCCATCCGACCCGGCCAGGATCGGGTTGGTGAAACCGAACTCGACAATGGAGGCGGCGATCTGCGCCACCTGGTCCTCGGAGTGCGTGCGGGCATTGCGGGCGTAGGGCACCAGCTTGTTCGTGGGCCAGCGCTCGATGTGGGTGGAGAGCCAGGGTTCAGACATGGACCAACCCCGGCTCGTAGACCGTCTTGCCCTGCACCAGCTTGGCGGTCAGCAACTGGGTGCGCTCGTTCGGCAAGGCCACCGCCAGATGCGCCCAGCGCCCGAACTCATGAATGATCTGAACGCAGGGCAGATTCATTTGCTTCGCCGTCTGGCAGACCGCCAGCGGCGACAGCCCCGGCACGATCAGATCGGCGGCGCGCCCTTGCATGTGGTGGCTGGTTTTGCTACCACCGACGGCGCGGTTGAGTTCCGGCGACCGGTACCCAGACGTGATGACTACCGGGCGGCCGAGCTTTACGCGCAGAGGCTGCAGCACAAGCTGACACAACCGACGCAGGTTCTCGATGACCTCGGGGCTGGGATCGTTGGCGATGCCACGGCGTGCGGCGGTTTCCGAGACCAGTAACTCGGCCAGTTCGAAATGTTCAGACAGTTGCATGGTTCTCTCGTCGCTGGGCAGCAACGACCTCAAAGGGGTCACCGGTAGCAGCCAGGGTGACCGGCACACCAGGGAAGTTCTGTTGGAAACGGATCAGCGCCACATCGACGTACTCCGGCGCGATCTCGACGGCACGGCCGATTCGGCCGGTGCGCTGCGCGGCCATCAGCGTGGTGCCGCTGCCACTAAAGGGTTCGAAGACGATCTCGCCTTCCTGCGTGTAGGCCTCGATGACCTCCACCGGCAGCGTCACCGGGAACACGGCTGGGTGATCGATGCCCTGGCCGATCTTTCCCTTGTGGCGCATGACCCGGATCACCGAGTCGGGGATGCGGTGGTCCTGGGTGGGCTGGCCAGCGGCGGTCCAGCCGTTGACCTGGCCGTTCTTGCCGCGCATGGCGGTGGACGATCCGTCGGCGCGCAGGTGGGTTTCCTGGCCGGCGAACTTGCAGGGTACCGTCTTGTTGGGTTTGCGGGTCTGCCGGTTGAAGTGGAAGATGAATTCGAAGCTCGGTGCCAAGCGTCCCTGCCAGTCACCGGGCATGCCCGGCCCCTGGTCCCAAACGTACCAGGCAAAGCGCCGCCAGCCTTGGCTGCGCATCCAGGCCAACCAGGTATCCCAATACGGGATGAACTCGTTGTCACGGTGAATCAGCCCGAGATTGACTAGCACCTGACCATCGGGAGCCATGGGCACCTGCGCAAACACGCCGCGCATCAGTCCATCCCAATCAGCGATGCCGCCAGAGGTGTAGTCGCGCTGGTTGCCATAGGGTGGCGAGGTGAAACACAGGCTCGCCTGCTCGCCCTGCATCAAGGCGGCAATGGCGACCGGGTCCGACGCATCACCACAGATCAGGCGGTGCGGGCCCAGCTGCCAGACATCGCCAATGCAGCTGATCGGTTGACGAGGTGGCTCCGGGACACTCTCGTCCTCTTCGCTGACTGGATCCTCATCCGGCGCTTGCGCATCACCGTCACCGAGATCCGCCAGCATCTTGGCCAGCTCGTCATCGTCGAAGCCGGTGAGCTGAAGGTCGTAGCCTGCCTCGGACAGTTCCGCCAGTTCCAGCGCCAGCAGTTCATCGTCCCAGCCGGCGTCCAAGGCCAGACGGTTATCGGCAATCACGTAGGCGCGTTTCTGCGCCGGGCTCAGATGGCCCAGCTCGATCACCGGCACTTCGGCCAGTTCGAGCTTGCGCGCTGCCGCCAGGCGACCATGGCCGGCAATGATCCCGTTGTCGCCATCGACGAGCACTGGACTTGTCCAGCCGAACTCCACGATGCTGGCCGCGATCTTGGCGATCTGCGCCGGCGAATGCGTCCGCGGATTGCGCGCATACGGCAGCAGCGCATCGATCGGGCGGTATTCGATCTGCAGGTTTGGCGTCATGGAATTGAAAAACCCGCCGAGCGTTGCCGCCGGGCGGGTGAGAAATATTCAGGAGGTGGTAACTGTCTGGGGCGGTGGTAACCACAGACCGGTAACCTGGCCAGGTGGTAACCTGTTTTTCAGGTCAGTCGCTATCGAAATCTCGCGCTGTTGCCCCCCGCATACCGTTTTGGCCAGGAAGGACCCATCGATTTTCCGCAGGACTCCGCAATCACCTGATTGGCACCAGCCATCATGCGTTCGCATCGCTTCGCATTTGTTGGCGTGGGAGGTTG